CCTGACCGCTAGCGGGGATGTGTCCGGCACGGTGAGCGTTTCCGTCACAATGAGCGGCACGGGTAGTCTATCCGCCGAAAGCCGCGTTATAGTTTTCTCTCAGGTTTCACTTAGTGGAACGGGCGCGGTTTCCGGCGATACATTGGTACAAATACTGGCAAGTGCCACATTAAGCGGCTCAGGGACGTTCACGGCAAGCGTGACCTCAAGTGGGGCCGTAACCGCTGATGTAGCAATGAGCGGCGCTGGTAGTTTTAGCGGGGCAAGCCGGGTACTGGTATTGACCCAACCAGCCCTAATGAACGTCAGCGATTTAAGCGGCCTGGCGATAGTCCAAATACTGACCAGTGTACTGATGAGTGGGGCCGGGACGCTAACGGCGACAACGCTCAACCCACGGACGGACGCGATTGCGGACAGGCGGATATACATCCCCATTGCCGACAGCCGGACGCTAGTATTAGCCAGCGACGGGAGAATGTATACACCTATAGCGGATAATAGAACGCTAGTGTTAGCCAGTGACGGGCGGATTTATGAAATTGCAGATTCAGAAAGAATTTACGAGGTGGCTTAATGTCTATATCTAATCCAGCAGAATTACTCATATTGGATGCGACCCTGCGGAATGTTTCTTACGCCGCAGGGACAGGGATATACCTATCGCTCCACACGGCTGACCCCGGCGAAACCGGCACCGCTGAAGCGACGGGCGGTACTTATGCACGGGGCACAACCACCTTCGCGGCGGCGGCAGCGGGGGCGGCCTCGATGCAGGGCACGGTCAGTTTTACCAATATGCCAGCCGGGACGATCAATGGGGTTGGCATTTGGAATCACCCCTCCGCCGGCACGTTTTTATGGGGTGGCACAATCACGGCTAAAGTGACCAACCTGGGTGACACTTTTCAGGTAACAAGCTTAACCGTATCGCTTGACTAGATGAGCTATGACTCAATATTTTGAGAAAGACCCTAACAACGTAGCCGACTACCAAATCAATTGGGCCAACCTGATTGGGGCGGACACCATCAGTGGCACGCCGGTATGGACAATCACGCCCAGCGGCCTGACCAAAGATAGCCAGACCAACACGACCACGACCAGCACGATTTGGCTATCGGGGGGGGTGGCCGGGGTTACGTATACGGTTAATTGCCGAATCACTACGGCCGGGTTGCGGACATTTGACGAAGATTTGATTATTGGGGTCAAAGAATCGTCCGGGGTGCGGCAAGGAATGTGGCCTTACATCACTCAGGTGCGGGCGCTCACGGGCGCGGGTACGAGCGAGTACACGGTGGGCGACCTCACTTTTTGGAGTGATGATGACATCCAAAGAACGCTCGACCAGAACGCCAACTATTTTGTCAACAGCCCGCTTATGTGGCAGCCGATCACCGCGACGGGTGGGACGCTCACCTACCTGACCGCTCAGGCGGCCTATAGCTATCTTGAGGCAGCGCCCGGCACGGTCAACACCTCCCGGCTGATTATCAGGGACGGGGCCGGGTCGGCGGTCGGCACGTCAAGTTATACGATAGACTACCAGGCCGGGCGGATAACTTTTGGATCCGACCAGGGCGGCACGGCCTATTACCTGAGCGGCTATACCTACGATGTTTACGACGCGGCGGCGGACATCTGGCTCGAACGGATAGCCCACTTTAACGAGTGGTATGATTTCAGCGCGGATAACCAAACGTTTAACAGGTCGCAAGCCTGGGAGCACGCTATGAAAATGGAAAAACTAATGCGGGCTAAAGCGGGCCAAAACGTGATCGGTTCATCTAGCGGAGACCTGCGGGTAAGCCAGTTTGTCCGCACGGATATAAGCGGCTGGGGTGGAATGCATTATGACCGTGATTAGCACCGCCGAACTAACGGCAATGCGGGCTATAGCTGATGATTTTTTTCCTGATACCTGTACCATCCAAGTACCAACCAGCGCGGTTGACGCCAGCGGCTCCGTAGTTGAAACATTCGCCAATACCTACACCCTTGTCCCGTGCCGGCTTGACCCTACCGGCTCCGGTGATGAGGCAGTCAATAACCTGGCCTTGCAAGGCGCGTCAAGTTGGTGGCTTAACGTGCCGTATGACCAGACGCTGGATGAGACATATCAGGTTATACACGGCGGGGTGACGTATCAGGTAAAGTACATCTGGATTGGACAGAGTTACGCAACCATTAGACGGGCGCTGCTCGTGAGGGTGGGTTAATGCCAAAACCGCAACTAAGCATAAAGACGGACACCCGCTTACTTGATGAGATTTTGCAGAAATGCGCGGGCGTAAACGTGCCAACCTGGGTAATCTCGGACGGGGTAGAGTATGGGGTCTATCAGGAATTGGGGACAAGCCGGTTTGGGGCGCGGCCTTTCCTGTTACCGGCCTTTGAGGACAAGACCAAAGATTTACCGGACGTGGTAGGGCAAGCGGTAGAGCGTGGTATGGATTTGGGTGAGGTGTTTGCCAAAACCGCTTTTGACATTCAGGCCGAATCGCAGCGCAACATCCAGGCCAAAAAGATCATTGATACCGGGGCTTTACTTAATTCAATGCACACGAGTAGGGAATGAGTGCAATAGTCACGGCTCTGGAAACGGGAATCTATAACAAACTGGTGGGCCAGTCCAGCCTTATCACGGCCCTGGGTGGGACGGTAGTCTACAATGGGCAGGCGGCCCAGCCAGCGCCAAGCCGATATTGTGTGTTTCAGTGGCAGGGCGGCGGGGATAGTAACGAATCGCCCACCCGGATGAGGGAGCTATTTTACACGGTGCGGGGAGTGGCTACGACCAGGGCGGCGGCGGGTAGTATTGACGCCGCAATAGATGACGCCCTGCACGGCGGGACTTTAACGGTGAGCGGTTGGTCCAACATCTGGTGCCACCGCCAGACCGACATCAACTTTATTGAGACCGACCCCGGCGGGGTGAATTATCACCACGTGGGGGCGATTTACAGAATCATCATAGATAGCTAGGAGAATCTTATGGCAGCATATACCGGCCCAAATATGTATTTACTTTTCAACGGCACGGCCTTACATGCCGATTATCGCTCGTTTGAGCATAACGAGGAAATGGGAGTTGAGGACGCCAGCGCGGGTAACGATACCGCCCGCCTCTATGCGACCACCCTTAAGGACGGAAACGCCTCAATCACAATGAGGTCGGTGTCCGGCACAGCGGGAACGACCCGGTGGGTCAACCTGCCCGTTGGCGCAACCGGCACGCTTGAATGGGGGCCTGAAGGCACGGCCACCGGTAAGATTCGGGGCTACGTCAACGCCATTCTGAACAGCCGGACAATCCCCACCGAATACGATCAGGTGGCAGAATGGAATTATGAATTCCAATACAGCGGCGCGGTAACGTATACGACATACTAATATGAGCCAGAACGGGACGACCCAAACAATTGACGGTATCACTCTGGACGCCAACCGCATCAGCCGCAGGGAGTTTATGCGGCTGACTATGGCAATGGATGAAGCGCCCAACGTGGTACTGAGAGACCAGTTGACGGCGGAGTTGGCAACGAAGATAATCACAGCCTGGCCGTTTGGCGACACTATCACGATTGACGCCTATCTCGATTTGGGCCTGATGGATAGCAAGCGAGTTGACCAGGCGCTAACCCAGCTTATGGAAGATATTGCGAAAAAAAACTTACAATCATCGTAGAGACCTCAGGCAAGTTTAAGCGGCCAATAAACTCGATTAAAGAATTTGGGCCTGACCTGCCCAAAATCGCGGCCTACCAGTACGGGCGGGTGGAAGTGGCCTTACTCACCGGGTGGAGCCTGGAATACATAGATAGTTTGGGCGTGTGGGATTATGAGGCGATATTACAGATTTACGAAGCCAAGCAGTTGTTAGCAGTGGGGAAACCTAGTGGCCGTTGAAATAGCCAGCCTTAGGGCAGTTTTATCACTCGATAAAGATAACTTTGACAAAGGGCTAACCGGCGTCAAAAAACAGATGTCCGATTTCGGCAAGGGATTTGGGGCCGGTCTCGGCATCCCTACCGACGCCTTCAGCCTGGGCGCGGTGGCGGCCACGGCTTTTACTGCGGCCCTAACGGATTCAGTGGCGGCAGCCCGTGAAGCCACGATGATAAACAAGGATTTGGAACAGACCATAAAATCAACGGGGGGAGCAGCCGGTATCACCGCTGACGCCGCCCGTGATTTGGCCGATAAACTAAGCGGGTTGACCAACTTCGAGGATGACGCCATAGTAAAAGGGGAGGCAATGCTCCTTACTTTTACCAATATTGGTAAGGACGTTTTCCCGGCGGCAACTGAGGCGATGCTCGATATGGCTCAAAAGTTTGGGTCAATGGACAGCGCCTCAATTCAGCTTGGCAAGGCGCTTAACGACCCGATAGCCGGTATCAGCGCCTTAACGCGGGTTGGGGTGACATTCTCCGATATGCAAAAGCAGCAGATCAAGGATTTTATGGCGGTTAATGACATTGCCGGGGCGCAGGGGGTCATCCTAGCGGAGCTTGCCAAAGAATTTGGCGGGCAAGCTCAGGCAGCCGCTGACCCCTGGATTCAGCTACAAAATGCGCTTGGCAATATTCAGGAAGCTTTGGGAATGGGGATTATCCCCCTGCTTAACGGGGTGGCCCAGGCAGCCTTGCCAGCGGCGCAGGCCATCGGCCAAATGGCGCCAATGTTTCAGGCGTTGGGGGAGGGAATCTCAAACGTGTTAGGCCCGGCTCTGCAACTGCTCGGCCCGGCAATGAAAGATTTGGTTTCCGGGGCTGACCAACTGGCAAAGGCCATTAACGCAATGCAAGTGGCGCTTGGGATGAGCGAGAGCCGCATCAACGGTTTTACAGTCTTACTGGCTCCAATGACTGCGATTCTGCAAGGCGTGGGCTACGTGTTTAAGGCCGTGGCGGCGGTAGCTCAGGGTTTGGCCGTGGTCATTCAGGGGCTGACCAGTACCGTGAATATGCTCAAATCGGGCTGGACTACGCTCTCGGCCTCAATGAGCGGGGTCAATTCGATAGGTGGACGGATTAGCCAAATGTGGACTACGATTCAAACGGGAATGGCCGGGGTATTTGGCTGGATCGGCAAAATGATAACAGCCTGGCAGCAGATGGTCACGACCCTAAGCCAAAATATCCAAATACCGGACTGGCTGACACCGGGCAGCCCAACGCCGTTTGAAATGGGCCTGCGTGGGATTACCAGCGCCATTAAACAAATGCCACCAATTGGCGGGGGTATGGTCGCCTCAGGCGCGGGCGCGGGCGGGGTGTCAAACGTGACTAACCTGAATATGGGCGGTCAATCGTTTAGCTTTAGTGGGCAGCAGGGCAAAGACCAGGCTATGGTACAAATGGTACAACTGTTGCGTGGGATGTTGGAGTCGGCTGGCTAATTGAACCAATAATACCCAGCGCAAAACAACAGCCGCAGCCCAGCATAGCCACGATGATAATAGCGGTCACAATGCCCATAGTGCTATTAAAAAAAGTCTTAAAATCATCCATAGCTATATTATATGACAGTTACAGTATTAATCAACGGCGGGACACTCATCCCTCAGCCAAGTGATACCTCATGGGAGCTCATCAGTACCGGCGAGAAATTAGACGGTACTGAGGCTATTGGCGCCTACTGGCTGCACACTCTGCGCGCTCCTGTTTTCCGGGGGGGAACGGCCACCTACAATTGGGGCAATTATGATAACATCGCCTTGACCTCGATTACCACCCACGCGCCCGGCGACACAATGCGCGGTACGGCGGTGACATATAACAGCGGGGTAGTCAGTAAGCCGATCAAAAGCCTGTCCGCTCCGCCGGGTGGCCTGGTGCACGATGTTGAATTGAAAATATTGGTTGTGGTATGATATGCCGACTAGCCCGTTATCCTCTAACCTGCAAAACAAACTTGACGACGCCACGGCCTGGAAGTTTGAAACCACCCTCGGCCCGGTATTTACCCCCCGTTTTTTCTGTTGTGACGACCCCAACTCTTTAAGCATTTCAGGCGGCAAAGAGCCGGTAGCAATCATAGATTTGGATCCAAACCCGTCTTTTACCGGGGACGGTATTCTCTACACCGGCACCGCCTCTTATGACCCGGACGGCTCGATAACGGCTTACGCCTGGTCATTCGAGGGCCACAGCCCATCTAGCGGCACGGCCTCTAATGGGACACTCTCCTATGCCACCGCCGGCACTTACACCATAGAGCTGACCGTGACCGATGGGACTGGCCTACAATCAAACCCGGCCCGGCAAGAGTTGATAGTAGTCGCCAAATACGCTCACTTGCTAACGGGTGGCAGCAGCGGCGTGTACTATAGCGACGGCACAAGCCCGGTGACCTGGACGGCTAAAAATACCGGCTTGTCCGGCAATGATTTGATTGTGTATGACGTGATAGTGGAGCCGTCAACCTCATTTCTGCCGGACGCAAATAAAACAATCTGGCGGGCGACTACCGGGGGGATTCAGGTATCAAACGATGGGGGGGCGA